AGCCCCTAGAATCTGTTCTGTGCTATTTGTATTAGCCTTTACTGCGTTCCCTTGCGTGTCAATAATAATCGTGTTAGGCATATCTCTTTCCTTTGGCTTTGTGTTTAGCTCGATGGCTTTTTCTAACTGCAAAGCCAATCCTTTTATAGCCGATTCGTTTCCTTTTGGTTTCACTTCATCGAAAACAATCGCAACATCTGCGGCAGATTTACAGGAAGCCAAACGAGCGCGGATATTTGCGCTTAGTTCTGGCGGTATTTTGGAGTTCGTAAAGTTTTGCATTTCTGCAACGTTACCAGCGACTCGAATCGCTTTACGTTTCCAGCGGGCGAGGTCTGCTTTGACTTCCTCGTCCTCTTCAATTTCCGGCTCTGGCTGTTCAGGTGTAAACGGCTTCAACTCTTCCGGCGTTTCCTGTTTAGGCGTTTCCTGTTTAGGCTGTTCTGGTTTCGGCGCGCTCTTAGATGCAACCTGAGAGGCTAATAATTTGCCGCGCTCTGGGTCTGGGTCGGGGTCGTTTCCGTACATTTCTGAGCGTACCTCGTCAATGGGATGGAATTTCGCAAAGGTTTCAATCTCACGCAATTTCAATTCCCTGTCCTCTGGCAATACATCTTCGTAGATTGCTTTCTGTCCTTCGCCATAAGTCGGCAGGATAACAGATGTCAACTTGTCTGCTGTCTCACGGAGCAATGGGGCGACCGACCATTTTATAAACGTATACATACCCGTCTCGCCATTGGCAAGGCTAGAGTTCGATGTAAGCATGTTATACAAGCCGGGTGCTACGCGGTCGTATATCTCGCGCATGGAGCGGTCTAACCCGTCAAGAAATTCCATTTCACGCTGAGATACCGCGCCCTGCATCCATTCCACGCCGCCTTTACCTACGCCTCGAAGCATCATATTATTACGCTTTGATGCTGAGTCCGATACCTCTTGTTTTAACTTCTTCCAGTCAGTATCGTTAATCATGTCGCTAAAAGCTAAAATACCCGGCAGGCGGGCGTTATTCTCTGCAAATAGCCTTGTATTCCATTCTTGCGCTGCAATTGCGCCGTTAGCTGTCATGGCTAATGATTCAATTACAGACAGTCCAAGATACCGCGAGAATGGATTGTAGGACTTGAAATGTATCACCTCCCACGGCTCTAATGGTATCTGCGACCCATCGCCGGGGGTGTATAAATAACCACGTAACCCCATACGCCCATCAGGGACAGGGATTATCTTTGACGGTGGGAGTAGCCATATCTCGTCCGGCTCGGCGTTTTCGTTTGCTCTATTAAGAAACCAATAACTATTTCCCGTAACAATGCGCCACATAAAATGACCGCGTAAAAATTCAGTACGCGAGTCAAATGGGTTGGGATGGTATAAAAGCTGCTCTAGTGGATGCCCCTCGATTTCCTCCCCGTTTGCATCCTCAATATCAAAGTCATTATCAATACAAGCCTCTGCCCGCATGTCTGCGGCTGTGCCGATGTAAGATAACTTACGGTATAAATCTGCCTGATTCTCGTATACCTGCGGGTCTGGCATCTTCCAAGATTCCGCCTCACTCTCAGGCAATAACCAGCGGCGGACGCTTTCAGGCAGGTTGCTTTTCCCTTCGCTGTTATTTGTTATAAACGAAGAAAACCGCCGGATTGGTTCTGTGATTGAATTTGTAAATCTTTGTAACATGTTCACCTCATGCGAAACTAATTAACTCTGACGCTTTCGGCATCTCAGCAACCCACCACGCCAACGCCGTACCTATTACCGTATCATCATGCCCATTCCCCTCTGCGGCTAATCGCCATATCCCTGTGGTTGTTTGGGACGAAACAAATGTGTTGAATTCGTGTCTCTGCACGGGGTGGTCTAATAACTTCAATCCATCTGTATGAATCCCCTCGTATAAATCCGCCATAATTTCAGCCTTGCTTATATTGGTTGTCTGAAATGGGGTTACATTCATCCCGTCTTGTCTCAATAATTCGATGTTCACAGAGCCAATACTATTAGACTCCGCACCCATGCGCGAGCAGTTCCATTTCTGGTACATCTCTTTTATTCTACGGCGTTGCTCGCTCCATTCAAGTTTACGGACGTGCAATAAATCCACTTGCTGTTTCGTGGTGATGTCTATAACTGGCATCGCCGTAAAGTCGTTGGTCTGTCCGAAGTCCAACCCAGCGACATACTCATGCGCCTGATTATAAACGGGATTCGACGGAGCGGTAAACACATTAGACAGATTGCCAAAGTAGCTATTACCGGATGTTAGAAAACAGGTGATTACATCCTCTGGGTATTCTTGTAGAAATAGCGTTTTTAGTTCCTTTATTTTTGACCTGCGCCATCTAATTTGCGAATGGTCTAATTTGTGCTTTCTGGATAATTCCGCCTCTTCATCTGTCGGGGTTATCTCTTCGCCGTCTAGCCTGTATTGTTTATCCCACCACCACGGGTAGAAGTGCAAAGTCCAGACACTATCACCGCGTAAAGCCTCAATGCACATTTCATAGAAATACCCTTGCGCCCCGTTGGGGGTACTCTCCAAAATTACCTCTGGATTACCGCCCTGCATTGCTCCGGCGACAATCCTCTCGGCATCTTTCCAGAAAGCCACCTCTGAACCGTGCATCATGGTATATGTATCACCGCGCCCTGTCTCAACATTTCCGGCTGTTGCAATCGTGGCGGTACTGTCAAACTCTGGATAAGTTGCAAGTGTGGAGTTTGAATATTTCCGCAATGGTTGAACACTCCCAAATTTACAGTGTTCGTAAAATCTATTAGCCATTCTGCGGAGTTTTTGGGTAGTGGGGTCGTCGTGCGCAAGTGTTATTGTTGTCTGTGTGCTTGTGACAGTCCTTCTAAACATCTCCCCTTGAATTAGCGTACTCATTCCTAGTTGGCGGGCTTTCAGTATCAAATCACGCCCCGTCCTCTTTGAGTAAAAATCCGCCTGTGCGTCATTCCATTGAAAAGGTACAAGTTTCTTTTCCTTGTCAAGTACCTTCAAAAAAACATTCGCAAAATCTCGCGGGTTATTTATCGCTTGAGCTTCTGTTAACACTTTCAATAAATTCCTTCCAACTCATATTTATATTTAGTGTAGGCGCATCACTGTATTTTCCATGCACCTTTAATACCTTGTCAATAGCGGCTTGTGCATCGTAAAACTCTATTTCCGTATCGTGTACTTCGGTATCTTCGTCCTTATCGGTCTTACCTATCTTTGTGACAGTCTTTTGTTTTATCTTCTTGATTAGATGCCCCTTACCAGCCGCTTTCATTGCCTCAATGTCAAACGCACCCATAGGCGTTATAAATTCGGTCACATCCCCGCGCGCCATGTCTGCGAGGCGTTGCAGAGCTTCGTCAGCGCTCATGTGGTGTTCTGCTAAACGGGAGGTGATTTCAGCTTTAATGCTATCGGTTGCTATCAAACGCGCCGCATTTGCTCTAGCAGCATCCTTGCTAGATTTAGGGTAAGCCCTAGAATAAGCCTCAGTACCATTAAAGGACTTCAGGTACTCGCTAACGAATACCTGTTGCGCCTTATTTAGTGGTTTCATAGGCTCTATTTCATCTATCATTCTCTACCTTTCCAAGTAAACTTTAACCGCCGATTCTGCTTGCGGTAATTCGTCTTTGCCATTCCCTTCCACCTGTATTTTATGTTTAGCTGCTTCCGGCGTAACCTACGAGAACGCATATACTACCCCACAACAAAACAACGGTGATAAGACTATCAAGAGGGACAGGAACGCAAGCCATTTATGCCGCGCCATGTCCTGTAAATCATTGGCGATTCTTACTGTCATTGCGCCTCGCTTTTATTCTCTTTCCTCGGCGTTTCGCGTCGGCTCTGTGTCTCTTGGCTCTCAGGGTATCAGCCTTGCACCCGTCACATTTCTTTCGCCCTGCTGGGAGGGACTTACCGCATCCGCATTTCATACCGTACTTCTTTCCGCCATAAAATGAGTGCAATCGGCAAAAGTGCCAGGAACAGGAGAATACGAGAGGCTAGGATAAAAGACAGGTGTTTTCTCATCTGACATATACCTTCTGTGATATTTTAGCATAGTCCGCCCGCTCTCGGTGCGTTTTGTAGACAACCGTACCGCAATTCGGGCATGTCGCTGTTTTGTAAAAATAACCTACGGGGGTCTGCTTTTTCTTCTCGAATTTATTATTCGAGATAACGCCCGTTAGACATCGGGGGCAACGGTGATTATTACTGCCAACATCAAGGTTTTTATCTATCTCTTGATACAAGTCAAGGAATGCGGCAAAATTCGGGTGACGCTTCCAATAAGCCCTAGTGTGTAAATAGACGTCATGCGTTTTGTCTACATCCACCTTGTTATAAAATAACAGATGGTCTAGCATGTCTTTCTCGCCCGCCTCGCATCGTTCCCAAAGGTGCGGTGGATTCTCTGCCTTACCGTCATAGCCTAATTGCTTTGCGATAAAGTCAAGCCCCGCACTTGTTGGAGCGGATACGTCTTTTATATATTTCATTACGTCCATACTTCCAAAGTTTGGGAGGGGAGGGAGTTTGTGAAATATAATCCGCCAGTTGATTTTCTTTAGGTCGAATTTGTCCCCGTTATACGTTACAACAAAATCCGCCAGCTTCATCGTGTCTCTGAGCGACTTTGTGATTCTCTTATCGTCTCTGTTCTTAGCTTCTTTCGGGGTCACAACTGCCCCGAAGGTTTCCCCAAACATCCAGCAAGCCGCCCACGACATCATAAACCAATCGCCTGTTATATCGTCAGGGGTGACAAGGGCTTGACGGTGTTTGATTGCATCCTCCCATACGTTTGTTTCAATGCGGACGCGGCTCTTTTCGATGTCAAGAAATAAAACGCGGGGTGCGGCTGGGTGGTCTTTGTATTCGCCGCATTTCTTACACCAAATCTTTGTCTTGAAAAACTCTGCGGGCTCTCCACATGACGGGCACTTTGGGAATTTACGCAATGGATACCTTTCTACAAAGCCTTTATGATTAATCCAACCATCTCGCTTACAAACTGCATGATGGGAATTTTTACGTCAGAGGCAACAAAAGAAAAAAGAATAAGTGCAAGTGTAAAAGACATCTTGGGATTGTTATACATCCACATGCCGAGGGAGTGTCTTTTAATTTCTTCGTATTCCGCCCGTAATGTCTTTACTTCTAAATCTCTGGCGTGGTTTATTTTTATATCCGCTAATTCCTTTTCAAGCAATAACCGCATAGCGGCGGCGGTTGAGAGCTTCCTTTCTGCTAACAGGTGTTCGATTTGGTTTACTAATGCCGTGCTTCCGTTGTATGGGAGTTCGTCGGACATATACCCTCGTTAAAGTGTTGCCCGTCCTGCGCTGTACCAATCCCGGCATGGGGGAGGAGCATTTCAGGACGGGCGATTATGTTACCCTACGCTTTTAGTGTAGAGTTGATCGTGAGCGCGGTTTGAAACCAACGCCAGCAACAGCGCGTTAACCAGTTTCAGCAATTCCGGGTCAAATCCATCGAGAACGGAAAGATACTGAACAATATCAACGTTGAAGAAATACGTTACCGCAAAGGCAACGGCGGCGGCAAAGATGAAGCTGCGCTTATCGTGGAGGCTGAGAATCGGATAAGACGAAGTGACGCCATTCCAAAACACCTTCAACAATTCCGTGCCGCGCTCAGTCGAAAGACCAAGAATAAGCAGGGACGCCAGCAACTTCAAAAAGCCTTCAATCAGGGGTAATACAGTTTCCATGTTTTATGTTTCTCCTTCCTGCAATTTTACCACTTAGCCTATTTACGCATCCACTTATCAGACGTAGCCCAAATTGCAAGGGCGATACAAAACGCAACAAACATTCCAGCGATAAACGAAAGTAAACTACTCATTGATAACTGCCTTTAACCATTTTGTATTTGACCAGCCGCGTTCATGCTTGCACCACACAGCGTCCCCCAAAACGGAAAACTCGACACATTGGACGAGTTCCCCTTTGTGTAGCTCCCCCAATGCACGACCTAAATCCCCCGGCTCCGGTCGCACCCATAAATCACCAGTGGCAATCATGGGAACATCCGAAGTATCAACGGTAGAGATTACCGTCACTGGCTTTTGACTGGTAAAGTCCCCCTGCGCCTGTACGCCACATGCAAACTGTACCAACATGAGGGCGGCGATATATAACAAAACCGAGGTTTTCTTTACATAATGTTTCATAATGTAGGCTTTTCCTTTCTTGTGCTTCATTTTATGGTGTTAATATGGAAATTCTTATTAACACTTACTGTTTTACTTATCGTATCTGTGCGCCGCTTTGTGACATTTCCGGCATAGCGTGTCCATCGAGTCAACCATATTGGGGAGTATCAGCCTAGCCAGCGGGTAACGGTTGTGCCAGTTATATGACCAGTGATGCAGGTCTAGCGGTTTCTTTCGACTGTCACAGTGTTGGCACTTGTCACGCTTGCGTAGCCATTTCGTGAGTCGCCATCCAACGCTTTTTAGGTAATAGTCGTAGCTGTTGACGCTCCGCGCTATTCTGTCAAACAAGGCGAAAATCCTCACTCCATAACGATGGGTCAAATCCTAAAAGGATGAGATTGCTCCCTGTTACCGTTACCCTCTTTATCAGCCCCGCCGCCAACAGGGACGGTAGCACTGTTTCCAGTAATCCCGCCGCGATTCGTTCGTTCTCGCCTGCGCTCAAAGTAGGGTTTGATAATGTTGGCTTCTGCGTCGTGGTAGAGATGGGAAAATCTGCCGTTTTTGGAGATTGTGTAGAGTGTTGACCGCTTACTGCCGTTCTGTTGACGGCGACGGGCAACAACAGCCGGGTAGGTTCTACCGTCTGCGACAACACCGAAGGTCGGCGTTTCTTCTGTTGACTCATGTTTGATTTCCTCAATATTCCCCGTCA